GAGTTAATGAACCTTCAGAAATAGTCCATCTTTTAATCTCATAAGCAGCGCCAACACTCTTTCTTTCTACCATATGTGCTGCTGCGCCTGATGAATAACCAAGTTTGCCTTGTTTAGCAAGTTCCATAATCATCTTGTTATATTCATCATTCATATCAATCTGCGCTTCATACCACAAACCTTTATCATCCATTCTTACATAGCCAGAACCAATATTTTTAGTTCCAATGACCTTATCTTGTCCGTGGTGGTAGTAAAGATTTAAGGCAAACTTTTGACCATCTTTTAAAGGTCTTCCAAAATCTGTTTCTTTGGTAAAATAATCGCCTTCCAAATCAGTATCAGAAGGATTACCAAAACGTACCAGATAACCTTGAACTGTATTGCCTACAAGTTTAATGTTTTCACCAAAATAATATAAGTTATCGCTCATTATTTGCCTCATAAGATATTCTATCAATACAGTTAATCATCACCATATTTCTGAACTATTTTTCTACTCCAAGAGAATGCTTCATCTCCGCCCCACAAGTCCCAAGCAACTCTTCCATTAGATGGAAAACCTTCTTCTCCTTGGTTAAAACCTTCTGCTTTTTTGTCTACTTCGTGTCTGCTAAAAAAACTATACATTCTTACAACAGTGTCAAATGATAATCTTTCTTTATTAGATAACTGATTAGCACGAGCAAAACCAACTTTTGTACCACCATCAAAACCTTCATCTTTCCAAGCTAAAGCACGTTTGGCATTATCACTCATTTTATCAGTAGGAAGAAAAGTCTTATCAGTTGCCTTTACTGTTTCCGTTTGCTGTGTCCTTACTACATTTTCGTCAGAAACAGTTGGAGAACCAGTGTTTGTAAGACCAGCAATAAGTTTTGCTTCTTCTAATGTAGCAATACCAGCACTATAAAGTAACTCTGCTCTTTTAGCAGCACTATCTAAATCGTCTGCTAATGCTCTTACATTACTAACATCAAACTCAAAATAATCGCCTTCTTGTGTTTCAGGATATTCATACAAAAGAGAAAATGAAATAACTTCTGCCAACTGCTTAAGAAGAGGTATCATTCCATCCTCCCACGCTTGCTGTTGACTTCTTTCATAGTTTTGATAGGTAGAACGCTCTAAACCAGCTCCTAAACCTAAAACCATAGCATTAATACCAAGAGCTGCTGTAATACGCTCTTCTGGTAATCGTCTAATAGTATCAAGTGTTAACTCTTCAGGAGACCAAGAGACACGATCCATTTTATAAGGACCTGTCATAACTGCTACTTGACCAGCATTGTCAGCAGTAAAATCTTCTTGTAACTTTCTCTTTACTGTTCTTGCATCATCAGGAGAAATATCCACACTCATATCATTAGCATCTGGACCTAAAATCATAGCAGGAATAGGACCATTACGCATCAAACCAAAAGCAGTAGAAGAAGCATAGTTATCAGTGGCAATCTCTCTTAAAACACTGGATATTGGACTTCTACCTAAACGTAAATCTTTTGGATCTCTACCATATCTAAAATGAATAATATCCTTGTTTTCAAGCCTATAACTCTTACCATCAACTGTATATGTCCAGTATTCAATAGGATTTGTAGTGCTTCCAACAGGCATAACCATATCAGAAGGCAGATATTGTAAACTTACTACCTTATTATCTACTCTAATCTTTCTTACATAAGCATTACCTAAAAGTTTGTAATCTTGAATAATAAAAGACCAGAAAATAGAAGAAACATAAAGACTTGAAGGATTTTTGATGAGATTTATAATAGGATGATTTATACTATCGTCTTGTTGAGTAGAAGAAGCACGATAAACTTTTGGTATTGCTTGAGAAAAGTTCCTGTTATACCAGTCAATAGAAATAGCAACAATAGAGTTAAGACCTAAATCGCCTGCCTCTTTACTCCAATCTCTTTGACTTCCTGGTAGTTGTCTTGTTAAAATACTTGTAAGACTACCATTACCATAAGCATTTAACCTATTGAAACCACTTTGAGATAACGGAAATGGAGCTTGAGAACCTGATGGCAATCTATCAGCCTTCTTACTCTTAAAAATATCAAATAATGCCATCTTTTACCTCAATAATCATTTGTGCTTATTTTATCAAAAAACATTATCCTGCTGTCCAACCTGTACGAGTTCTACTTACTTCTGAATAAGCATCTGCCAAAGCATCAACAATATCATCATTTTTGCCAAGAGGAAAACTTCTTAACTCATCTAATAAATATCTATTCCATTCAGCCCGCAACATAGTAACATTTTCTGCTGCTATTTGACTACCAACAGGATCTGCTCTTAACTGTTTACTACCACTAACAGGAAGAAATACTACTGGAAATCCTTGTAATAACTGAACTAAATGTAACTTTTGACTTTTACCAGCTTGTCCAGGATCTTGTGGCATTCTTATTCTTGTATCAGTTCCATCAAGTTCTGCTGTTTGTCTGATTATTCTATCTCTTGTTCCAGCATCATATTGACCTCTAATCATATCTAATATCCAAATACGATTATCAATATCCTTACCTAAAAGAATACCAACAGTGTAGTCTCCAGCATTAGCAGTAGAAGCCAAGTCCCACGCTCTTACTTGTCTAACTATTTTTGGTCTAAATGGCTCTACTTTTATCTTTTCAGGAGAGAAATAAGCACCAGTACGAGGAATAGGTTGCTGTTGATATAAAGCATTCCAACCATAATCTCCATTTTGCGCAATCATAACTTTCTTAATCTTATTTAAATCAGCCTTGTTATATCGCTCTTTCCATAAAGGATCTCCAACTTTTCTACCAATAGCATCATCATCACTATCACAAACAGCAGGAAGACTTAAAACTGTCCATTGATCAGGTTCAGAAGCCAAAGCACGAGCAGCAACATCATCCTCGTGCCATCTCGTACAAACCATAATAATAGCACCACCTGGCTCTAAACGTGTAAATAAATCGTCTGAATACCAATCCCACGCTTTATCTCTCATAATCATACTTTCAGCATCTTCTCTGCTCTTAATAGGATCATCAATAAGAATAAGCTTGAAACCAACACCAGTAGGAGGAGAACCAACACCTCTTGCTAAAAAAGTACCACCTTCTGGCAAAGTCCATTCATCTTGTGCAGTACTATCTTCTGAAAGTGGTCGCCTCTCTTTTACAATCTGCCTACTCTTTCTACTAAATCTTCTGGCAATACGCTCATTATAACCAGTAACAAGAACATTTTCTGTTGGATTTCTCTCTAAAAAATAAGCACCAAAACGCACAGTAATAGTTTCAGTCTTACCGTGTCTTGGAGGCATATTTATCATTAGCCTCTTTATCTCGCCTTTTTCCACCATATCTAAATGCTTACAAATCAACTTAATATGTTTAGCATCTACACTCCAACCAATAGGCAAAGTATCAATCATATACTGTAAATAGTTGTCAGGAGGAAGTAAAATCTTATCTCTATTTGTTTTTTGCTTCTGCTGCTGCTTCAAGAAGTCGAATTGTAAACTGTCCAATCTTCTCATATAAGTTACCTAAATCTCCTGCCTTCTGATTTAACGTATAACCAGGATCTAATGCCTGCTTTGCTATCTGCCTTAATGCTCTGGTATTCTCTGTAATCAAATCAGCCAATAAATCATCTAAACGCTTATTTTCTGACCAATCATCAGCAACCTTAATACTTTGCTTCATCCTATCCTGAATAGTTTGAATAGTAGAAATAGGCAAATCATAAGTAGAAGAAATCTTACTCTCTGTCATTCCAATAATCAAAGCATTCTGAACTTCCGCATATATTTCAGGATGCCTAATCAACTCATTGTAATCCATCGTTAAACCACTCCTTCAAAGCAGCATTAGTTTTAAGTTTCTCCATAGCAGAAGAAAGATATTCCTGATACTGATTGCCATTTATCTGAAACTTCTTACAAAACTCAACCATATTAATAATCTCTACACCTAAACCATAAGTGTACATAACAATATTCTTTTCCATATCAGTAAGCTTTTGTAAACTATCGTAAATCAACTCTATACCTCTCTTTTCTACCAAACCATCATATAAAGGATCAGCACTATCTTCTGACCTTACATCATAAAAATCATACTCATTACTATCGCCACTGTAATCTAAACTCATTACATTTATTTCAGAAGCATTAATAGCATTTACAACACAGTTCAAACTCTTACCTGTCAACTCAACAACTTCTAATATGCTCAAATCCTGTATATTATTCAACTGCCTAATAGTTTCTTTAATATGAACAGGCAAACGTATCAAAGCACTGTTATTCTCAATATTACGCTTGATTTTTTGAACTATCCAATAATAACAATAAGTAGAGAAACGATTGCCTTTAGTAATATCAAACTTTTTAGCAGCAACAACTAAACCAATCATTCCACTACTAAATAAATCTGCATACTCTACACCTAAATGAGAATGCTTATGACAAATCTTATGTATCAAACCAACATTACATTTTAATAACTCTTCTAAAACTACTAACTCATCAAACTCTATAACACTAAATAAAAAGCGCTCCTCATCAACGCTTAAAGAAACTAACTCTCTGCCTATCCTGTTCCTTTTGTAAATCTTCCAGTTCATTTTGTATCGCCTTGTTCTTATCTCTTATTTTAACTATTCTGGCATAAGCATCTCTCCTACCTTTCAAAATACGAGATAAATCAAAAGGATCCATAGACAGGATTTTAGCAAGACCAAATAAATATTCCTCGCTAATACCTTTCTTACCTCTTAACCAATCTGAAATATGACTTTGCTTGGTACCTAATAAACTTGCTAACTGTGTCTGCGTATAACCTTTTTGTAATATAGCAACATCCAAATCTAAATGAACTCTAAACTGCTGCTTCTCTTCAATAGGCGCAAATGTTAAAAACTTCTTCTCTCTATCTTCCATTATCAACTCCAAGTATATAATATGTTTTGTTTTATCATATATTTTTTAGAGGTGGAAAATGTTTGGTATATAAAAGGTTGTAGATTTTGGTGTGTTTTTTAAATAGGTAAGGTGGTCAAAAAAAATAAATATATTCTTTTTTCAGTATCCAGCCAAAAGACCACCACCATATAAACCACCATATTATAAGCAAGATTTTCTAACATTATAAAAGCCACCATTATTTTGCCACCATATTATTGCCAGTGTGTTTTTATATGTGGACCAAAGTATCCTGCCAAAAATATGTGTGCGATAACCTGGAGTATTTTTTTATATTTATTTTTTTTTATTAGCAGACACCACAATATAAGCGACATTTTTATTACCGCAACACCACCGCCAACATCGCACACAATTTTGGCAGACATTTATTTTTTATTTTTTATTACCGCCACCTACCACACACCAGGATATTTGTCAACCTTATCAGTATAAATATATTAGGACCGAGCAAAGCGAGGTCCAACACACGGCGCGGAGCGCCGTGTGTTGAAGAAGGAAGATAAATATGAACCAAGTAAAACAAAACAGAGCAGAGGACCACAGTATCTTTGCCATTAGTACCAGGATAAAGAGATATGGTGCTGATATGACCGTTGTAGATGATGACACCGCAGAACAAGTCTATAAGGTGTCTAATCGTGGTGTTTTTAGCCTTATTTTTGAGCTGAAGGCAGTGCGGTATGAAGGTGGTGTTATGATTGCGCCAGTTGTTCCGCTATCACAACAACAGGCACTATTCTATTCAGTACAGCCATCGTTCCTTTGCTACTATTGCCAGGACTACAGCTACCGTGTTATGCCTGCTAACTATGCTGCGGTTGTATGGTCAGGTACACGAGAGACAAGGATTATGACCGAGGAGGAGTTTCAAGTGCTGTTCTCCTCTGTGTCTCCGTGTCAACCTTCCGGAGAGCTAAACAAGACCAAGACCGTACCAACCTCCTTCCTATTTTTTGAGACAGGTAAGGCAGATAGACCGTGGAATATTTATGATGGATTTGCTGCGGTGGTCAAAAATATAAAGTGGTACAACGAGCAAAACAACAATATTCAGTTAGCGTGGAAGAGTTTAGAGGAGAAGATGCCGGAAGAGATTTATCTTGCGCATATAAACCTGTGGAAGAGCTGGAAGAGACAGGCAACTAATATTTTGTAAGAGGTTGCTGGTCTTTAGAGGCGGTATTAGGTTCTGTATCCTAACCGCCTCTTTTTTGTGCCTGATTTATGGTCATTTTTAGGTGTATTGACGCAGGTATATGATTAGTGCTGCCTTATCTATATAACAGCAAAAAGGTATATGA